CATAATAGGACAATTTAAAAAGTAGGGCTTCAAAGGGTAGAAGCGATACGGTATTTCCACTAATCCCTTCACTAGTGGATAAGAAGACATTATAACCCCGTGGTCTTGGTTAGGGGGATTAAAGTATGTCCGAAGACACACATATTATATATGTATTGTAAAGTTTTGTCAAGTCCTATAAATAAATTTTTAACTGTGAGGGAAGGAGTCGAACCTTCAAGACCCGCCAGAGTCATCAGGGAAACAGCCTGACACGTTTACCAATTTCGTCACCTCACAAGGAAGCCCTTATTTAAGGGCTGAGATTAAACGTGTGACTCCTATCCCACCACCTGAACGAGGGAAGAAATCAAAGTCGAGGAACTTCTCAAGTTCATCTTCTACTCTTTCCTTACCAAACTTATCAATAATAAGCTGAGCATATCCACCATCAGAGATAGTATAAAATGTATCACGCATTTGTTTCTTATCAGTACTTCTCTCAGCACTGCCAATAGTTTCCATACCACCTAAGATAACATCAATCTTCTTACTAGTTCTGTCATCATTACGTGCCATGTTCCAGAATGGTGATGTCCACTCAGGGAAGTCAGTAATCATACCACGACCAATAGTTTTCTCATCGTCATGATCTAGTTCTTTCTTATTGAATTTCCATGACCAATCATCATAAGTTTTAATCTTATCAAGTGACAATGGTATTCCCAACCACTGGCATAATTCAATCTCCATTTCCTTTAACTCTTCGACACCTCCCTTCATTTCAAACTCAAACATAGGGAAGATAGTTTCATGTCTTCCTGCTACTGGATTTGGTTCTGCCCTATATGAAGTTGAGACACAAAAAAATCCTTCTGCTGAAGGATTGGAAAGGAGTTCATGTTCTAACCACATCTGACCTGTCTGTGGTAGTGGCCAAATCTGACCACCGTAATTGTATGATGCTACTGTTTCTGGATCTTCACAAGCAGCAAGAATACTTAAACGGTTTTGTGTGTGGACTTCATAAAAATTTTTAGACAAAAAAAATGACCGTAACTCGGTCACAACATCCGTAAATTCTTTTGGATCAATTAGACTTGTCATTATTTTTTCTCAAACTGATGTATTTATACATTTAATGCCTCCAGACGGATTTGAACCGCCGACCTTGGCTTTACAAAAGCCCTGCACTACCGCTGTGCTATAGAGGCAAGATGCTAGGCATCAAACAAAGCATGTTTTGATGTACCAGCATTATCATTTGATATGTTTCCTATTCCAGTTTCTTCTGTCTCCTCTAATTTATATTCCCAGTCTTCTATCACAGTATTAGCAAGCATTCTATCAGACAGAAGATCCATCTGTTCTCTTGCTATCTCTTCAGTTTCTGCATCAAACCAAAAGTCAATTACCTTACCAATCCTCAACAAATGAGGTTCAAGAAGAGGAGCAATTCTTTTAGTGTTATTCATTACTGCATTACCAGCAGCATCTGATACAGATCCTCTCAATCTGACATGGACAAGTGCTTTAAATCTCATTTCTTTCATACTCAGTTGAATCATATTCTATCACAATTTTCTTATAACGGCGACCTGTACTTTCATAACAATCCAACCTCCTCATCTTTCCACCTAACTCACCAGTAATACATAGAAGTTCTGCAATGAGATCTCCTTCATCTTGTCTGTTCATACCAATTCCTCCAATTTAAATAAACTAATTAATTCAACTTCAGCAGAGTTCATAGCATTAATCGCTCCTTCCTGTCTATCAATAACAGATACAACACGATCTACTACATAACCAGCATCACGTAACCTCAACACTGCCTGTATGGATGATTCTCCTGTGGTTACTACATCCTCTAGTACAGTTACTTTAGATCCTTCTGGTAATTTAGGCCCTTCTATCCATTGTTGTGTACCATGACCCTTTGCTTTCTTACGAACAATTAAAGCATCTAATGGTCTCCACTGTTGGTAACATGCCATAGCAACACCAGATACTAAAGGATCAGCACCTAGTGCCAGTCCACCAACTGCAACAACATCTGGTTTAATGTTATCTAACATCAGATTAGATATTAAATATAAACCCTCACCATTAAGTGTCACTGGTTTACAATTCACATAGTGTTCACTTGACTTACCAGATGAAAGAGTAAACTCACCTTTACGATAAGCTTTTTCCTTTAACATCTTAAGTATTTGTTCTTTCATATTTTTAATTTTGGTAAAGTACCTAGTGTTTTTTAGTGTTTCAACACATAAATAGTTTCAGAATTGGGGATATTAAAGATGAACCCAAACCTCTATATTATGAGTCCATAGTTAGGATCAAACAATGCATAACGTCATCTCATACAATCAACTAGTAGACTGGAGTTACGATGAATCTGAAGAAGATGCCATCAATGACTATTTCGATTGCCTAATAGAGTGTGAAGATGAGCAGGGATCGTGTAAACGTATCTGCAAGGAAATGCTAGTGTAAAGTAGAAATAAAACAGAATAAACAAAAACCCTCTATACAGAGGGTTTTTTAATGCTCAATAGAATCTAGGACTCTCTCGACTTACTTCTAGTTCAACGGTATCAAAGATTCTATTCAATGATCTAGCAAAACTTCTATATCCAGAACCAACATATACTTGTCCTAAGACAACAGATACTGTTGCAACGCCCCAAAAGATATAGTAAAATTTAGACTTAACTTGGTTGCGTCTTTTTTCTTGCCACATTGGTGGCGGTGATGTGTAACTCATAATTTAATCATGTTTATGTTCAAGTTTACCAGACATTTCATATGCATCTTTGCTTCCACCATGTCCATGTGCAATGCCCAGTTCATGCATTTTAGCATGTTCATCAATAGCATCTCTTAGATCTTTCTTACCTGCTCCAAAGGTCATGTAGATACCATATCCAACTAAACCCAAAAGCAATAGACCAAAGAATAAAATCAATCCTTGATCAGGAGTTAGGTTTAAATGATGAACTATAGCATCTTGTTTTTCCCATGTGCCTGGTAATGTGTATACAGATGGTTTTGATATAAAAATCATTACAATAAGATAGCACCTATAACAAATCCAAGTACAGCGTTAGCACACTTACTCTGGTATGGAGATAGATTAAATTTCTTCTCTATCTTTTCTAAAATCTTTTTATCTAATTCAACTCCTTTGTCAAATAGATCTTTGATTTTATGTTTAATTGGATTACCGCAAGACATAATTTTCTCTGAGTGGTATTATTATATATTAATTTTTATGATTTGTCAATCTTGAAGGTTGTAGAGCATCACAAGATATAAACCAAAGACAAATGTGATCTGTCCTGTAATGAGGATCACATCACGTAGCATATTTTCCATTATATTAATCCTAATGAACCAGCAGTAATACCGACACACAAAAAGAACCCAAACTCTACGAGATCCCTAGAGCCTGGTGGCAATGATGTTAATAGAACTGCCAGTGGTATCATTGTAATACAAATGAAAATACGTTAGTGTATGCTGTTGCTGCTAAGATGCAGCCAAAAACTATGAAAGGCATGTTAAGCTCCTGAAGGTACTGTTGCTGGAACCATATCTTGGCTCCTAATTCTTATTCCTTTTCCACCATCTTGATCATCGTCATCATCATTGATTGCTCTTAAGATAAGTTCAACCAATACTAAAGCAGCCATCGGGTAAAATACCCAGAGGACTGCTGTTAGTGGTGAAATTGAATCTTGGGCGGCTACGAAGTCGCTCATTGGATTGTGTTCCTTTTAAAATATTATTTAGTTATGTAAAGTATTTGAAATGAGTATATGCACCTACGACTGCCCAAAAGGCAACCATTGCAAACCTACCGTTTGCTCTATTCCAAATTGCTACGTTAGTATTTTCCATTAGAATATGCCTGGGATGATTTGACCTGTGAATGAGTAAGCACCTAGTGCTGCTACTATTCCAATCATGGCCATCCAGCCATTAAACTTTTCTGCTTCTGGTGTCATTTGTTTTCTCCTTTTTGGATTGAGGGTTAAAAGTGACTCGCCGTGCGAGTGGTGTAAAGACCTTTTAAATTAAAAGATGCCTGGCATAACTGCGCCAAATAAGATGTAGTTATGGATTGCTGCAAAGAAACCAATCATCGCCATGCGACCATTGAGTTGTTCTGCGTTCTCCCAATAATTAACATCTAGCACTTCTACTTGAGGTTCGTGAGCAAAAATGTTTTGCTTACCATACTCAGTAGTAGTATAGCGTTTCATGCTGTTACTTGAAGTTGTCATTCGTTCATTAAGAAACGTTACATAATTATATAGGAAAGTTTAAGTTTTGTCAAATAACTTTACATTAGTGAAACCCGAACAATTATAAGCACTCCTTATGACACATATAAACCCTAGTAATAGTCATCGTTTTGCTGACTTTCTACCCATTCAGCATTGTTCCTACAATATGCATCAGCATCAATTCTTTGATGTAAGTGTGCAGAGGTATGAAGACCCTCTATCATAGCAACCAACCCTAAAAGCATCACTGGAGTGATCCAAAGTGGATGCATTACTAAGTCCTCTGTTTTTTTCATAGCATAAAAAAAGACCCTCTACTATGTAGAGGGCCTCTTTGAGTTATCTGATTAGAGATCAGAATGTGAACTTAGCACCTAACTTAGCACCCCAGTTTACGATGTCATCGTTAGATGAATCTTCAGCAGTGATTCCAGAAAGTTCGCCGTATACTCCGATTGAATCGGTAGCAGCAACGTTAACTCCAACCTTACCTGAGAACTCACCTTCAGAACCGTCGGTTCCGTCTACAGCGACGAATGAAGGGCCACCCTGTACGTAGAAGTCAGCAGACTCACTAAGAGAACCTTCGTATCCGATGTGAAGATCGGTTGTTGCTCCAGAGTAGTCTCCATCAGGGTAAGAGATGTTGCTCTCAACATTCACGTAAGGGCCAGCAAAAGCAGCACCAGCGAGAAGGAATGGAGATGCAGCTACAGCTGCGATTGTTGATTTGATTGACATGATTGTTTTTAAAGTGTCTCGCAAGGGAAAAACCCTGCGGATGATAGATAGCCCCGACATGGGCATCTTTTTAACATCTACACAGGGTTACGATTCTTTCGAGTCCTTTGTATGTTAAGTATTTATACAACTGGCACATTCCATATGTGACAGTTGAGGTTATGATAACACGACCTGAAACGTTTGTCAAGTGGCTTACATAGCATTAATAACCAAAGGCAATAAATGATGTTCACATTGTTGTACCGCTCTTGTAACTGTCTGTACATTATCGCCAGGCAAAATAGGAACAGTCTGTTGTCTGATCACCTTACCAGAATCTAATTCTTCTGTGACCCAATGGACACTACATCCTGTCTCCTCTTCACCTGCATTAATAGCTTGTTCTATAGCATTTAATCCTTTGTACTTTGGCAATAAAGAAGGATGTAAATTTATTATTCTGCCAGGAAATGCATCAACAAATTTCTTTGATACTATTTTCATCCATCCTGCCATCACAATCATATCAACTTCATATGCATTAAACAATGCAATGATTTCATCTTCATCTGTACTGTAACAAGAATTAATATCTAATCTTTCAGCCCTTTTTCTTGCCTTACATTTCTTTTTATTGTATACCATAAGTACAATATCATGTTTAGGACATGAGTGTACTATATTCTCAAAGTTAGTTCCTTCGCCAGAACACATAACTCCTAGTCTCATGATGCTCTCCATGCAACATAAAATATATATCCAAGTCCTAGTAACATCATAAAGGTAATTGGAAAAAATGGTAACACTGTAACTACATGAAGTATTTGTATTATAACAATACCGTAGAATGCCCACATAATAATCATACCAATTTTATTATGCCTACTACCACGTTTGTATGGATGACATCCAGTTGGGCCTGAATCCCATCCATCTTGCATATAATCTTTAGTAGGAATTTCTTTAATCATCTTTTTGTTGTACTACTACGTGTTCTATTGATTATAGTAATAAAACGATCAGCAGCGAATGTACCAGCAAGACAAACATCAATTTCATCTCCATCCTGCCAGTTGAGACTGCCATCCTTTTTAGTATGTTCCATTGCCTCAGCAATCTTCTGAATAACATCTTCAGTTAGTTTCATAATACCTGAATAACTCCTGTAACATGTGGGATTTCTTCTTTTAGTTTAGCTTCTATACCTTGTTTCAAAGTAATAGAGCTCATAGCACATGTAGAACATGCACCACCTAATCTTACTTTAACATAATTCCCTTCAGATGTATAGTCTATCTCAACAAACTCTAACCATCCACCATCAGCTTCTATGTAAGGTAAGAGTTCTTCTAAGACTCTAATAACATTCTCTTCTGTTAATTCCATATGCGTTGCTAGATAATACTGCCTCTTAAGATATTCATATTGATTATCATAATGGTGGGTATTCGGATTTAATTTGTTCATCAGTTTTTTCAACAGCAAATTCATCCATCAACCTCATTACTTGTTTTTTATTAAGACCTGCAAGAGACTGACAATTATCCAAACATTTAAATATACATTCTCTATCACTGATTGGAGCTCTTATTTCCCACCCTTGATCATCATAATACTTCTTCTGACCCTCTTCTGTGACCTTCTGAGACTCTACATTAGAAGTGTCTATACTTTTAGATGGATTTTTATAATTATGTTTGCTCATTGAGACCAATCTTTATACTCTGGTTCGGGTTCATTGATACGATGATTGAACTTTTCAGTGTCAAAGTATGATGCTGGTAATGGTTCAACATTATCATAAGCACCGTCCATTCTCTTCTTATGTTCTCTCTCATCCAGTACTTCATTAATAAGAATTTTCATCTCCTTAACATACTCAGAAGTGAATAACCTACGAGGATGGATCATCATAGGTTTATGCGGTTGCATCCTTACTGGCCCTTTGTAATTAGGATCAACGGGGCCACTCATACCTTGTGTGTCTATTTTACTCATAGGATTCCAATGACGTATTACGCCAGCAGTAATAAAACAATTAGTAATGAAATAAGAAATGAAAATAAAAGTACGTACCAGAACAACGTGGTTGTCGTAGCGTCTAGTCTTTTCGTCAGAGAAACTACCCAGTGCATACTTCCATATCTTCCATACTTCATTCATCCAGATCAGGCAGTTTCTTTTCAACCCAATGATCTGTGTTATCTATTCCAGCAGCTTGAACATATCTCATAATATGTTCATCAATCTGATGATAGACTGGATGTAAATCCAAATCCATATTAATGTCGTGTGCTATCTGTGATATCTGATCTGCTGAGAAGCAATGATCAGGATGTAATAGATCACAACATGGTATTCTCTTTTCGATTAGTTCATTAAGATTGATTCTAATCTCATAGTCTCTGTATACAGGCATATTAAGATGCATCATTGTTTTCAGTTTGATGGATTCTAACCATCTCATCTTCTAAAGCTTCCATCTTTAGAAACTGTTCATTCAAATTATAATATAATTTATAATTAATGGTACTTACCCAATAACCAATGATGTCATTTCCATCACAATTATATCCATAACCAGTGACTTTTTCATTGACACCATCAATTCTAAAGGTCTTACCACCTCTCTCTAGGTAATTATGAAATTTTTCATCAAGATTAATCATCGTTCCTCGAAATCAAGTTTACGTATTTTACGCTTGCGGCGTTGTTCTTGCCACTCAAGATCCTTTGATGTCAGACCTGTTGATTCATTCTGGGTCTGGTTTACCAACTCGATCATCGAGAGATCCTTCCCTGATATGTTTGTACCACGGATGCTCGTAATGTTTGAACAATGGCAACTTCTCGTCTGAGTTGAATGCCCTTCCAACAATTTTCCGCAATTCTTGCACCTGATAATTAACATCTTGAATCATCCCCTTAACTTCGTTAAGTTCTTCTCTTAAATCTTTTGTGTCCATTTCTATATATTAGACCCAACTACTTGTGCCCAATCTTGGTCAAACAATTGTAATCCTTTCTCTGTGAGAATGTGATTATACATCCCTTCAAAAACTTTAGGTGGTATTGTACATATATTAGCACCATATTCAAACGCTCTACCTACATCCCTTACATTTCTAACAGAAGCAGCAAGGATCTCGGTATTAAATACATCCTGTCTGGAATATACATTAGCAATATCTTTTATAAGGCATAACCCACCAAATGAATTGTCATCAACTCTACCTACAAATGGTGAAACATACTTAGCACCTGCCTTAGCAGAAAGAATTGCCTGTGTTGGTGAAAATATTAATGTTACATTAACTCTAATACCTTCTGCACTAAGCATCCTACAAACTCTAAGTCCATCTGGTGTACAAGGTACTTTAATAGTTGCTACATCTCCAAATTCTCTAGAGAGTCTACGTCCTTCATCAAGCATCTCTTGACGATCTCCCACAACTTCCATACTAATATCAGTAAGTCCGTTATCTGCCAACTCATGATATACATCTTCTGGATTCCTACCACTCTTCATTATCAAAGTTGGATTTGTGGTGATCCCATCTATTAGTCCAGTACTATAGTGTTCTGCTATAATATTTGTATCAGCTGTATCTAAAAATATTTTCATGAGTGAAATGTAATTGCGTTAATATTTAGACTCCCCCACGTGGACTCGAACCACGGACAGGGTGATTAACAGTCACCTGCTCTACCAACTGAGCTATAGGGGATTGTGGGTGGAAGGAGGGAATTCATTTTACCCTCAAGTAACGGGAATCGCTAGTGGCGATTAAGTAGGTACATTACAACTTGAGTTCCCTTGGTCGGGGTTCTGGACAATGCCAGCGAGCACCACCTCTAACTCAATACTTTACCCCGCCTAATTCCAACAGGGTTCTT